AGTCGAATTTTTCTTCGACCACCCGGACAATCGCGCCAGTCTGCCGTGACATAATTATTTTTTGCACCCGATAGAAACCAACTCGGCATCTTCTTCACGTATACATCGTAATCCTGTTTGTCAATCGCGAACGCAAGACCATGTAATTTTTTAGATCTGAAAGGGACTATCACGTACTCGTTTTCCATTTTGGATTATATACGCTCCATTTCTTTAACCTAATGCCGCCCATATCAATGTAACTTTTATAATATTTGATGTATTATAAAAATTATTGAGTAGTAAATTACGAGATAACGAGATTAGTTGGAGAAGGCCAAACCGCCCATCCCGCTTTGAATTCGGAGAACGTTGTAGTTGGTCGCGAACATGTGCATGACTTGCGAGTCGGTGGCGTTCGCCTTAAGCGTCACCGCGACTTGAGCGTTGTCAATACGAGAGAAGTTGCACGTACCGGTCGGTTGGTGTTCTTCCGGCTTGAGCGCGAAGGAGTAGGAGTACACACCCGGGTACGGAGAGCCGGAGTGGTGGTTGAAGGCTTGCACTTGGTTGAAGTACTTACCCTTTTGTTCCTTGAAGCGGTCTTGACCGTTGAGGACCAACTTGAAGGTGTCGAGCGGACCCGCGGAGACGGAGAGCGCAGCGCCTTCTTCGGACCATTGCTTACCAGAACCACCCGTACCGACGGAGAGGAGCGGGGCACCCGTACCTTCCGAGATCGGCACGTAGCAGTTGGATTCGGAGACGGCCGTCGGGTTGGAGTCGAGGACGACGGAACCGGCGGTCGCGGCGTTGGAGGTGAAGTTCCAGTGTTGGGCGTTCGACGAGCTACCGCTGTTGAAGCACCAAACCAATTCCTTGATCGGGTGGTTGTAGGACAAGCGCACTTGCTTGGTGGAACCGGCCGTGACCGTGTCCGTGCCAGTGTGTTGCACTTGCTCGATGAGGTACTCGTGACCCTTTTGCGCGAAGCGTCGGCGCTCTTCGGTGTCCAAGTACACGTAGTTACCCCAGACCTTGAAGGTGGAACCGTCAGTGTATTGGGAGAACTCGGCGCTCAAATCGAAGTCAATGCGGCATTCGTGGTATTGAAGCGCAATGAGCGGCAAATAGAGACCCGGGTTGCGGTTGAAGAAGAACAACAGCGGGAGGAAAACCGTACCGGCCGAGGAGGCAACCGGGTTGGTCGTCATCTTACCGTAGTTCGCCTTCTTGGAGTCGTCCAAGTACAACTCCGAGTACAAACGCCACCACTTTTGGTAGTGCTTGTCAATGCGCTGACCACCGATGGACAATTCAACATCCTTGATCGCACGTTCGGCGACCCAGCACGCATCGAGGTCGGCGGTACCGGCCTTGGTGCCGAGAGAGGCGGTGACGAGTTCGACGTACATGTCGCCGATCAAATCACCGTTGCGGGCAATGGTCACGGACACGCGGCCGTTGTTGGACGCGGTACCGTTGACAGTTTGTTCGATGTTTTCCATCGCGAAGTTCGTGTGTCGCTTGTACACAGCTTGGAAGAAGGTAACCTTCGGGTTACCCGTCAAGTACACGTCTTGGGCGCCATACGCCACGAGTTGCATGAGACCACCGGCCATTGTGAGAGTTTTTGTACTATAGACTAACATTTTTTTTCAGCCTGAAATCGCACGAGTGCGAAATTTCGGTCTCGATCTTTTCTCAGTCCAGATAAATGTCTGATCGCCCTGAAGAAGAAGAAGTGGAAGAATTTGTGTCTGATGATGATATCATCAATGATGAAGAAGAAGTCTTCGATGAAGAGGAAGATGAAGACGAGGAGATTCAAGGTGACCTTGGATTCTTGATGACTGGTTTGCTCGCGACTCCAGATGGGGACACGGTGTGTTCCGCCCTGGTGAATATCGCCACTCAACTCGAGATGCAAAATAAGATCCTTATCAAGGTGCTCGCCAAGCTCTCCAAAAAAGACAATTAGAAAAATCAGACCATGATTAATAAAATGGAAGATGGAACTCATTACATCGACAAAGACCCCGATACTCGGGAGTCTCAAATGGAACAAATGAAATGTAGAGTCCAGTCTCTGAATCAAGAAGAGGTACTCCAATATATCGACTACATGGAAGAAAAGTGGTGTTTGAAAAAGGGCTCCGGGTTTAACTCAGCCTCGCTTGGATATACACAGTTACTCAACCCCGAAGACATCGGTGAAGATGGCCGGGTTTTGAATTATGATATGAAAGTGATCGATGATCGTCGATCGAGATATATCAAGATTCTGAGTGAACTGTATCACAGAGCGAGCGCTATTAATATCCAAGAGTTGGAACCCGAAGATGATGGCCTGAAAGTATCCAGACGAATCAATCGAATCATTGAACAAGTCAAGGATGCTTTCTGCAATATAAACACACACAAAATAGCATATGAACGTGCTGAGAATCCAACCGTCGAACCCGAGATTTTTGATTCAGACCCTGCTACGTTTAGAGGTGTCCCCATGGACGACAGTAAAGTCGACGATGCGACACCTTTTCAGAAATCTATTCTATGCGCCCTAAAGGTTTTGTACACGAAACGATTTAGGCGATACAAAGGTGACTGTTGTGAACAAATCACATATAATGGATACGATACGCGCGCGTGGAAACCCATCAAATCGATTAACGAATTTGTCTATGAACTCGGTAATAAGGAATATGATTTCGGTCTATGGCAAAATCTCACGAGTAATCCGGGTGTGTTTCGCCACCTCATCGAACACCTGACACACTGTCAAGATGTTCAGTTTCCAGAGATTATAAAAGATCGTCACATGTGGTCGTTCCGGAACGGTGTGTTTTTTGGAAAGCGATGGTCACCAGACACGGGTGCATACGATTGTAAGTTTTATTCGTATGAGAGTCGTGAGTTCCGATCACTCGACCCGACCAAGGTGAGTTGTAAGTTTTTCGATCAACAATTCGATGATTTCGATCACATTGAAGATTGGTACGACATTCCAACACCACATTTCCAGGGTGTTCTCGATTATCAAAAGTTTGATGAACACGTGTCGAGATGGATGTATGTGATGGGTGGTCGGTTGTGTTTTGATACGGGTGAACTCGATGGTTGGCAAGTCATTCCATTCTTGAAAGGAATCGCCCGTTCTGGAAAATCGACCGTCATCACGAAGATTTTCAAAAAGTTTTATGAACCCGAAGATGTAAAGACTGTTTCCAATAATATTGAAAAGAAGTTTGGTCTTTCGAGTGTCTATAACGCCTTGATGTTCATCGCCCCAGAAATTAAGGGTGATTTCTGTTTGGAACAGGCGGAATTCCAGTCGATGGTATCCGGTGAAGATGTCTCCATCGCAATCAAGGGTCAAACCGCGAAATCCGTCGAATGGAAGTGTCCGGGTGTCCTCGGTGGAAATGAAATTCCAAACTGGAAGGACAACTCCGGTTCCGTGCTTCGTCGTATTCTTCCATGGAACTTTGCGAAGCAAGTCAAGGATGCCGATACACAACTCGATGAGAAGCTTAACCAGGAAATTCCCGCCATTTTACTTAAATGTGTCAGGGCGTACCTCGACTATGCACAAAAATACAGAAACAAAGACATCTGGAATGTCGTCCCAGAATACTTCAAAACTGTCCAGAAACAAGTCGCGATGGTGGCGAGCACGTTGCACAATTTCCTCGAGTCAACGAATCTGATCTATGGGTCCGAACTCTACGTGCCTCAGAAGATCTTCGTACAGGTGTTCAATCAGCATTGTCAAGCGAACAACCTGGGTCGACCAAAGTTCAATCCAGACTTTTACGCGGGTCCATTCAGCTCACGAGAAATTGAGGTGCGTGAAGAATCACTCACATACAAGGGTCGTGTCTATCCGAAGCAACCGTTCATCTTTGGTCTCGATGTACTCGAAGAAACGCTCCAGTTTAGCGATGACCATTAGAAAAAAATACCAATCATATATAAGATGAGTCAAGCGTCACTCAGGGAATTTCTTAAAAATTCCAACGTTGAAGTCACAAACAGTAATTACGAGAATGAAGATCTTCGACTCATAAATAACATTGAGCAGGATCTTCTCAGAGATCAGCACGTTCCACAACGACTCGATCGAAAATTAGTCAACAATAGCAATTATGAAGATATTGTGAATACGAACAAAACAGAATTAGTCGTGAGTAAACTGAACATGGGTATGTTCAACGCTACTGTTAATAGAACCTTGAGTCCTGGTGATCGCGTCGACCTTATTGAAATCCTGAAAAAAAGTCCATTCAGTAAACGAACCATCCCTAACGGTCTGACGGTTGAAGTCAAGGAAATTAAGGGATACTACGGTCAGTTCAAAGTCGGATACTCCTCGACGCGTGAATATGGACAAAAGGGTGATCTCAAACAACCCTTTTTCACGGTACAAATCGCGATCAATGTGTCCAATGGAACAGAGACGAAGGGTTGGACCATTAACATTTATAAGAATGGAAAGATTCGCTTCTCGGGTGGTTTCGTCGGTACGGACATTGAACGACAAGCTGAAGAAGTTCGAAACTATGTTGTCACCGCGTACACGACTGGGAAGTATCCGTTCTTGTATAATGCGTTTGAGTATAATAATCTGAGTGGTCAATTCAAGGTCAATGGGGTGGTTAATCTTTTTGACATACACCGAAACTATCAAAAGTATGAACTCAAAGAATCCTCATATGAACCTGAATTATCACCATTTATGTTTGCAAAGTATGCTTTGTCCGATGAAGAAGACGCCACGTACATTATTTCGAAGAGTGGTAATGTTCAAATATCCGGTGTTCGAACTCCAGGGCGTATGCTTAAAGCATACAATATCGCATCGGATATCATGCACTCCGCGGTGCGTGATGGTCGTATTAAAATTTCAAAAAAGCAAGTGAATTCTGCGCGTCGTAAGAATTCGTCGACGTGTCCGAAAAATCGTCAACC